AGCGAGGGGTTCTACCGCAGGCTCATCATCATCCGGTTTGAAAACCCGGTGCCGCCGGAAAAGCGTGATCCGAACCTGATAGAAAAGCTTGCCTCGGAGCGCGACGGCATCTTCATGTGGGCGCTACAAGGGCTGAAGCGCCTGATAGCGAACGGCTATGCGTTTTCGGAAACGGAAAGCACGAAAGCGGAGCTTCAAAGATACAAGGTGGAAAGCAACAGCGCCCTGTCGTTTGTGGAGGAATGCTGCGTGCTGGAAGACGAAGCGGAATGCGTCCGGGAGGAGCTGTTCCAGGCGTACAGGGACTATTGCCTCAAAAACGGCTTCAAGCCGATGTCGCAGGCCAATTTCAATAAGGATATTGAAAGCCTGGGCGAGCGCGTGGAGCGCGGGCTTGAAAAGGTCAGCCGCCGCAAAACATGGCGCGGCATACGCTTGAATGGGCAATGATATGAGAACACGCAAACATATTGAACGGGTCCGGGACAAAAACGAACGGGCCGCGAACCGCTTTAAAACGCGTAAAAGCCTTGTAATATCGGGCTTTGAACGGGGTGAACCACTTTTTCCTATTTCTTATATAGGAACCAGAACAGCAAGGGGTATATAGAGAGAAATTAATATATATAAAAGAATATGGATGAAAACCCGTTCAACCCGTTCAAAGCGGCATAAATACTGGGTTTTTAGCACCTAAAACCGGTTCGCGGCCCGTTCGCTCCCGTTCAAAACCCGTTCAGGAACTAAGGAGCGGCGTTATGGCGGAAAGAAATATCGTAAACGCAATCATGCGCTATTTAAAGTCTGTGCCGGAATGCTTCTGCTGGAAAGAGCACGGCGGCATGTACGGCACAGCCGGTCTGCCGGACATTATCTGCTGCATCAAAGGCAGGTTTGTCGCCTTTGAGGTGAAAACGCCGTCCGGCAGGCTGACAAAGCTTCAGGAAGCGGCGATGCGAAAAATCAAGGCTGCAAAGGGCGAAGCCTTCAAGGTAACAAGCGTCGGGGATGTCAAGGTTATTCTTGATGCTTTGGAGGTGCCTTCCCATGATGATAGCCTGGGCATATTTGGACAAGAAATCGGCGGCGGTTGACGCGCTGAAGGATTACGGCAGCATGAAATATATCATCCAAAACCATCACTGCGAGCTTAAGGAGGCCATGGAACGGATGACTTCGCTTCCATCCTCCCTGCCGGACGGCCAGCCGAGGGCGAAAAACCCTAAAGCGGGCGAAGCGCGGCTGGCGGCTTCGCTTGACGAGATAGACGTCCTCAAGGAGCGGTACCGGAGGGCGCTGGAATACATGGAGTGGTTCCAGCCCGCGTGGGACGCCCTGACGGAGGACGAGCAGTTCGTCCTGTCGGAGTTTTACTGCGGCGGCGATTCGCGGCAGACCGACGCGGTCGGGAACATCTGCGAGCGGTTCCATATCGAGCGCTCGTCCGCCTACAACAAGAAGAACAGGGCGCTGGCCCGGCTGGCGCTTTTGCTGTACGGAAAATGAGTAATTTCGCGGACGACTTTTGCGTTTGAAGATGCTATACTGGTAGCATGAAACAATATGATAATGACACGGAAGCCTTTGGGGCAAACGCCCTGAGGGCTTTTTTCCTGCATTGGAGATGGAGCTATGCCAAGAAAACCCAAGCGCCCGTGCAGCTATTCCGGCTGTGCGGAGCTGACGGACGGAAGATTCTGCAAGAAACACAAAAAGGAAATGGACGCAAGATACAACAAATATGAGCGCGACCCGGAAACACGAAAACGCTACGGCAGGAGCTGGAAGCGCCTCCGGGACAGGTACATAGCGGAGCATCCGCTTTGCGAGGAATGCCAAAAGGCCGGAAGGCTTACTCCGGCCGAAGAGGTGCATCATATTATCCCTTTATCCAAAGGCGGAACCAATGAGGATGGCAACCTTATGAGCCTGTGTACGAGATGCCACTCGTCGATCACCGCTCGCGAAGGCGATCGCTGGAAAAGACGGTAGGGGTGAAGTGCTCCCCTCAGCGTGGACAACATGAGCAAGCTTTGAAACCGAGTCCTCATTCCATGGTATAATGTAAATGCTTTACCAATACGCAGGATAGGGCAACGCTGGAGAGCGACCTGAGCAGCGTATTGGGTTTGCGGGGAAGGCGATGTCGTCAGGCATCGTCTTTTTCATTGCCTTTCCCGGAAACCAAAGCGTTAAACTCCGGGGGGTCGGGGGCGGAGCCCCTGACATTGCATTCATCGCTTATGCAGGATAACGGATACACCCCTGTTTTTATGTACTCATAGTACTCGTTCGGTGAAAGCTTTGCAAGCGACCATTGGTAACGTTCGTTGTTGTAGTAATCGATCCAATCCAGCACTTTCCTTTGAATCTGCTGATGAGCGTCGCTGTTAAGCAGGCGTATTTCGTCCTTCATGTGCCCGAATAAGCTCTCCTGCGGGGCGTTGTCCCAACAGTTGCCCCGGCGGGACATCGATCTGCGCAGCTCATAGTTCCCCAGTATCTCAACAAACTTGGTGCTTGTGTAATGGCAGCCTTGATCCGAATGTATCAGCGTATCGGTGCGAAGCTCGCCGCCATGGTTATTTATCAGCTGTTTGACCGTATCAAGAACAAAATCCACCTCAAGGGAAGTACTGCATACGCAGGCCAGCACCTGCTTCGTAAACGCATCCATGATCACCGAAACATAGGTGTACTTCAGAGAGCCGCCCGCATGGTGGGAATAGCGAGGTATGTAGGTTATATCTGTCAGCAACACTGTTCTCGGGCCAAAAGCCTTGAATTGCCGGTTTAAAACATTCGGAGCGACATTGTTCGTCTGCATAGCCTTGGAAATCCTGCGATATGGGTTCGGCTTGCGGATGGGACAGCGGAGGTTGTACTTTGCCATAAGCCGCCGTATTTTCTTTGGATTCATAACAACCGGCGGCTTCTGATGCAGCAAGCGCATATGTATGCCCCTGACGCCTTTGTCATAGCCGCGATACTGAAATGCCAGCAGAATCAGCTCAAAATCCGCTCGATCCTGCTCTTCAAGCTCCTTCCGTTTCTTTTCGCAAGCGACCCAGTTGTAGTAGCCGGAGCGGGAAACGCCGGCGAGCTTGCACAACTCGGAAATGTTGAGAAGATTGTTGTCGCGGCTGATCGTCGCGCGTATTATCTCATATTTTACTGAAGGTGCTGCGTTCATATACATGGCTACTTTTTCTCCTGTCCCGCCAAGATAATTTTTTTTAGAAACTCTATCTCCTGGGACATGTATGCAACCTGATTGTACATTTGCGCAATGTCGGCCTCGCTTAACACCGGCAGCTTCGATTTGTTGGATCTGCGCGGCGGTTTGGGAAAGTCGTAGGTCTTTTCAGGCTGATCGACCTGCGGCTCGCTGCCCTCGGTAAAGGAAAGCCCTTTCTCTTTCTGATGCCTGAGTGTTTTTAGAAGACCATTGATCCTGCTTCTTGTCAGGATCGCCGTGTTCAGCCCGGCATCTTCAAATATCTGTTTCGGGTCGACGCCATCGCAGTATCTTTGCCAGAAATGCTCCTTGAAAGCCTTTGTATACGATACGGACTTCCTTGAAACATAGCTGATATGCGGCGAGTCCAGCAGCTCATGAATTTGTTCGGCGGTGAGTTCGACATGCTCATACTTCCCGTCGTCCCTTTTCTTTGGGCGGCCTGCTCCGGGACGCGCGCCGCCCCTGTTTGTACCATCCTTTGCCATTGAAATCCTCCTTTTGGAGAGCGAAGAAGTCGTTTGAATTATCATAGCATGATTTGGTGTCCATTTTATGAATTCCAAACTTTTTTATCTGTCCATGATATTGATTTCCTCACTCGGTTATTTGTCCAGCGTTTTGATTTCTCGTTTCCAAATTCATTTCAATGGTTGTCCATTTTTTAGGGTGCATATCAGGGGCGGTCAAAATCTCAGGTAGATATGTTTCGTGCAACGGGCGTGGGGTCACGCGCGAAAAAATTCAGGTTCAAACGGGGTATTAAACCCTGCCACAGCAAGGAGGTGAAGGCACGTGGCAAAAGATGGTACAAATAGAGGTGGGCGCCGCGTGCGTGCCGGGGACAAACCACAACCTCTTGCGG